TCAAGCATAGACACTGGGGCGCACCCAAGGATGCAAGCCAGCTTGCCATCCGCAAAGGCCGACCAGCAAAGCAATGACCGTGCCACACTGTGGCGCAGCCCAGATAGGGGTTCCTGCCCGCATGCCTCAATCTCGGCGGCGTCGGCGGCGCGGATGTTGGTGACAAGCAACTCGACATCGCCGGGCTGCGTGTTGTGTATTTGGATGTCAGCCACCGGTCTGAAACTCAAGGACCATCGACAGCACGGTAAGAGGTAACGGTTCGTCTTGGCGCGCGCACACTGCGCCATCTTGGCTCCACTGGGGGTCAATGCCAAGGGTCAGCTCGCCGTCACGCAGCGCAGGCGGCGAGCCGTAGGGGTCCGACACCGCGCGGGCGGGGTACGCGCGCAGGCGGGCAAAATCTGGCCCCGCCTTGACCAGGGACGACTGACTCACCCGAACGTGAATCTTTGTAATGTTTTTGGCTGTTCCTTGGCCCGCTGCCATTTGGCTCTCAATAGATAGGGGCAATGTGCGTAGGTCTGACACGTAGGGCAGGCCCATATGGATTTTGCTGGCTGGGGTGCCAATGGTGACCGCGCCGTTTGTGACAACCTTGGTTGACTCCACCGCGCCATCCGCCAGGATTTGCACCGTCTTTCCCTCCAGGTGCCACAGTCCATACACTGAGTTGACTGGGGTGCCGCTGTACGTCAGCCCACTATCGACATAGAAGGCGTCGGCGGCGTTCACAAATACGCGGGTGTGTAAGCGCTCAACATACCGAACTGATCGCCCGTTTACCGTGCGCAGAATGACGGCGTACAGCACGTCCTCGTTACCCTCGGCCACCACAGCTACGCTCTCGAACGCGCCGTCAGTATCGTGCGCGTGCCACCCATATACCTTTTGATCAGGTAAATACGTCAGGCCCAGCAGTACCCCATCATCGCGCACTGCCCACAGTGTCGGGTCTGGTGCGCGAACAAAAGCTAACTGCTTGAGTGTGTACCCATTGAACCGGTGGGGAGCCATCATCGACACATCAATAGACCGATAGCCATAGTTGGCTGCCTCACCTCCATAGCCCAGTTCCCGAACCCGTGAGCCCTGCGCTTGCACGTAGAGGATAGATCCTGCAGTAACGACGGGCTGTACGTTGCTTGCACCCATACCGCCTTGCCCCTTTATCGTCACTGAGGTGGGGGTTATGGCGGGGGCGCCCTCGGCGTAAATGCGGAACTCACCGCCAGCGGTCAGCGCCATCAAATCGCCAAGGGGTATGAGGTGCCGAATCTGGTTGTACTGGCTGTTTGCTGCGCGAAACTCCATACCGTCGGCGTCTTGCGAGGGGATAGAACTGGTCAGGTTGGATTCTGTTCCGGTTCTCGTCGCCCATACAACTTGGGGTTTCAGGTTGGTTCCGGCGAGCCATCGACGTTGCTCGTGGTAGGCCACCGCGCCGGGGTAATCCCCCGCGCCGCTATTCAACCCGATGATATTTTCCGGGGGTGAACGGCTTGTATCCGCGAGCACGTTGTCGTCCACAATGGAAAGTGTCGGAGACACCGCCCGGCCAATGTAGCCGTAAACCCCGCCGCGCAACTTGTAGACGTTGTAACGGGTCACCCCAGATACAGCGGACCAGGTTATTGTGTTGTAGTTTCCCGCCAACGACAGGTTGTTTGACGCGGTAGCCTGGGTGCTTGCAAGGGACTCTGTTACCCCGTCCGGTTGTACCGCCGTCACGCAGTACTTTTGGGTTGTCAGGTTGGCGGCCACGGCTACTGTAGCGGTGGCCGTCACGCCAGTTGGCACTACGCTTGGTGCGGCGAACGACACGTCGGTAAAGGTCCAATTTGTCGCCCCCAGACGTGCCAGCTCCCGCGTTGGGTAGCTAGGGTGGGTGATCGTGATCACATCGGCGCTTTGCGTGAAGTGCAGGTCAAACAGCGCGGTATCAGGGTAGCCAGACGCCAGGGTGTAGACCCGCGCCGCCGTAGTTCCTGTGGCGTTTGATGTGGCGTTGAAAAGGTCGGTAGTGGTGAACGTGTCCGAGTTAACCACGGTGACCTTGTGGTATCGGTTGCCGACATATACCCAATCCCCAGTAGCATACCCGTGCGCGGCTATTGTGTTTACTGTGTTTCCAACTATGTAACTTATAGTTACTGTGTTCTCCAGTAATGTGCCGCCATTGATGTGAAAGCGAACGTATTGGTGGCCGAATTCGAGCACGACGGTCTGGGTGCTACTGAAGCTGAACGGGATAATCCGAACGGCGCGCGTACTATCCTTGCATTCGTTGACAAACTCAAACCCCGGGCGCCGAGCCGCTGGCCCATGGGGGAGTGTTGTAAAATTACGACACAATGATAGCCCTGTCTGAAAGGCTACAAGGTCAATGCGGCCAGCCAACTCAGGGGTTATTTCGCCGCCCGCAAAGCTGCGCAGTAGTGTCTTGCCACTCATGCTCTGGCACGTAGCTGCGAGGCCACAAATTCGTGTTTGGAGCTGCTGGCGTTGGCCGCTGCTGTGGCAGACGAGGCGGCCAGGGAACCGGCGCGCTGGCGCATGGAATCCTCAAGTTTTGCGCCCTCGTTGCCCCGGACAATTGGCCCCGCAATGTAGCTCGCCAACAAGTAGCTGAAGGTCAAGGTAAAGCTGGCCGTGAATTTGGCGGTGTCAACCACATCGGTAACGTAGACAAGCACAGCGTTAGGTTCGTGGGTGTAGATTACCCCGCCCTCTATTTCGTAGGGTGCGGACTCCCCCTCGTCAGTGGTATATCTTGCGGTGGCCAAGTTGAACACTGTTAGTCCGGCACCCTTGGTCAGCACCCGCAGAGCCCTCAAGTAGGCTGCAGGCAGCGCATAGGCGTAGGTCCATACTGTACTCAAGTTGGTGACCGGGGCCAAGGCGGCCCGGGCTAGTGAAAAATTCCAGTTGCCTAGCTCCAGCAGTTCAAGCCTGCACTGGGCAAAGAACGTAGCACAGTGTCCGGCCTCTACGCTACCGTCGGGCGGGCTGATACTCGCCACGCGCGCATCAGAGCCGACGTGGCTCAGAGCCATATTGCAAATTTGAACGTCTGAGGCCATGGGTTAGTACTCCTGTGGTGCTCAGTGTATGAGAGGTGTTTACCGCACGGACACCTCAACGCCGGTTGCGTCGGCGGAAGTGGGTGAGGATATCGATAACTGCAGCGACGACCGCGCCAAAGAACGCCCAGGCGTCCGTGCTGAATGCGTTGGTGCTGAAAGCGCCTTCATCCACGCCACTTGTTCCCGTTGGTTCCGTCGCCCAGCACGGCGGCGCCGTTCATCTTGCGGGTATCCGCATAGATGGGGGTTGTTGCAGCGGCGGACAGCACCGCGCTGGCATTGGTGGATGCGCTCGGGATGGCCGCCAACACGGCGGAAATGTCCCCTGTTATCACGTTGGACCCGCCGACGGTCACCACACTGCTGACAACGTGATCCACTACCGGGAATATAGACCCGCCCGTGGTGTCCAGGATGTCGGCTACTAACCCAGTAATGGAGTCAACACCATAGCCTCCGGTGATCTTGAGCGGCGTCGCGCTGGTGTTCTTGATCTTGAACAGCGTCACGGTGTAGTTTGCCTGATCCCTGGCGGTGATGATCGAGCCATCGTCCTGTATACCCCCGGCCGTAGTCAGCCAGTAGGCGTTGTAGGCATAGATCTGCGCCCAGCTCACCGAGCCCCCCGCGATGCTGATCTGCATGCGGTCCACGGCGTCCACGATGGTGATGCCAGTTACCGTGCTGCCATCCACCGCATTGGCGTTGTAAACCGTGTCCGCCGTCTGGCTGGCTAGGTAGCTGACGGATGCATTGGCTGATAGAACCCCGCATACCCCAATTGGAGCTTCAACAAACAGCTTTGCAGTTGTACCGCTGGTGTAGGCAATGCGAACCCTGATTGTGCGAGAACTCGCTGCGTAGGACGGGTCAGTCCAGGTATAGGTCGTGCCAGACGCTACAGCGTTTGCCAGCTCAATGGAATTTGCAGTATCGTAAATCTGGATACGTGACCCTACCACCAGGGCGGAAACAGTAACGCTTTGGTAGACCAATGCGGGGGGTGAATACGTGGTTCCGTCATCCGCCGTCATCGTGGAGAAGCCATTGAAGGCATTGCCCGCAGAGTTGATAACGCGGACCCCTTTGATCGAGGCACCTGCGCCACCACTAGAACCACACTGTGTAACGTATGAACTGCCGGATTCCCCCGCGAGCACATGCCACAGAACTCCGGTCTTTCCGTTCCAGGTGGACAGTTGGGCGATACCGGCCTTGAGGTGTCTGAAAACATCCTGTGCGGTGACGCCTGGGTATGTCGATGTGTCAACCGTGACGGTGATTGACCACTGTTTTGACTGCCACGTGACCGGGCTTGCCCCGTGGTCAGTGACGGTGACGCCAGCGATAGCCAACGCTGTAGCTTCGGAAACACCACCAAGCGAGGAGCGGGCAGTCTGCCTGGTGAATCCACCAAACACCACATTGAAAGCTGTTCCCGCGGTGCCAAGCGGGTATGAGGCTTCGGCAATGGCACCTTCAATTTCATCGTAGCCAAATTTTCTAACTCGGTATGTCCACGGGCCGCGCCCTGTCATCGCACCATGGCCGGTGTTTGTCGAGTGAAACACCTGCACGTCCGCTGACGTTGTGCTTGTTACGCTGTTGTCAATCGTCCATGCACTGTTGCGGATGGTTGCTACTGAGCTTGCGCTTTGCAGTCCAGTGAATGTGTCTTTGAAATATAGGTTCTTTGTTGCATTTGGATTGGGGTTGGCCTCTGGCGTTACGTTAAACCCTGCCCTGTAATCTGTTGAAATCAAGTTCGTGATGTTGAGCGTCTGGACACGTACGTCTGAATCTGATCGCCAAAGGGTGTTGCTTGACCCCATATCGAGCACCAGGGCGCGGGAGCCAGCGGGAGCGCCAAGTGCATAAGTTCCGTCTGCATCGGCACCAAAAATGGATATTGGATTTGAGGATCCATTGAGAACCTTGTAGGTTCCGCCTTGAACAGTACCATTTCCCCATCGAACAAAAATCTGGTTAACTCCGGCACCAACGTAGGAACAAGACTCAAGAACATGGTTTCCACCAGTTGTCCATGCACTGCCACCGCTTTTTGAAACAATGTCGGTAGCATTGAATAGCACGCCAAGGCACCAGAGGTGCGCCCAGTCGGTCCCGTATGGAACCCACGATACCTGTCCACAACCAAAGTACAGGCTATACGCAGCTGACCCGATGTGCGCCCCGCCAAACATGCATAGCCGAGCGGCAGTTGACGTCGATGAGAAGGAGTTTGAACCGTAACTCGATGGCGGCGCGGTAAAGTAGAAAGCCACCGGGCTATAGCACTTGCGTGACGACCAATCTTGCAGGTGTCCGAACGTCAGGAACCCCCCGGCCACGTCATAAAGTCTAGCGCTGGCGGTGTACACGATGTTGACCACGAACTTATCTTCATCGTGGAAGGCGCACGAGTTCACCGTCGATGCTGTGCCGAACGTGATGGTGTCGCTCACCGTCACGACGTTGTTTGCGACAGCGATGCCAGTCTGTACAACATCCGCCCAGTTCTTGGAAACAAGCACCATATCGCCTACCACTTGGGTGACAACAGCACCAGTTTTCGGGTCATAGAACTCGGATTCAAGCTGCAGCACACTGGTGCTTGAGAAGGCCCGAACAAATGCCATTCCCTTGAATGTGGTCCCAGCGGCGTTGTACAGGTCAACCCGCCGTGCCACTGCGAAGTCGCCAGAAACAAACGGCGCGCTACTGCAGGTGACGGTTGTTGTCCCTGCTGTCGTTATCGCTGCGGCGGCGTACTTTCCGCCTGTGATGGTGATGGCCATGTGTCAGACTGAACGGCGGCCCGACAGGACCACCTTTAGAGATGTGGTGCCATCGCCCCCAAACACGCGGGGCTTGAGGAATATGGGCAGCTCGATAACGGCCTTGAGCGCAGCACCAGTCAGCGTCAGGGCGTTGCCCTGCGTGTCTGTCAATGCGTGGTATGTCTCGCCGTCGTTGCTACCGCCAATCGTGACGCTGGCCCCACCAAAGGTGCCGGAGACTTGAACTGATCTGTCGGAATAGACGGCGAGCCTTACAGCTTCTCCGTCGTCATCCTGATGAAGGGGCGCCCAGGTCGTGACCGCAACGTCGGTGGACGTTTCAAAAGGGAAGGTAGTTACCGAGGCAACTGACATGGGTTAAGCCAAATCAGACTTTTCGCTGTGCACCGCAATAAAGCTCTTGGCCTGGCCCTGAAGTTCGGACAGGGCCTTGGGTTGTTGCTTTGGTGCGGCTTTGGGTTTCGCTGCTTCACTGGCTGCAGTGGTTGCCGGGGCAAACCACTTGGCCTTGGAGCCTTCCGGGACATCAAAAACGGTGCCAGGCTGACGCAAGGTGCCACCGAAGAAGCCCACTTTGAGTGCTACGACTTGCATGGGCTTACCTCAGTTAGGCTTGAGCAGGAGAATCAAACGCGGCCCACACAGCAGGGTCGCCTGTGATGAATGCGTTCACCTTACCCGCAGAGATAGCGGTCGTGCCAGTCAATTGCAGGAGGCCCAGGTAGCGCTCGTAGTTGAACGCCTTGGGCAACTCGGCCACGTACAGGGTGGTGCCTGCCTTCAGCGTACCGGTGCTGGTGCCAGAGCCGGTGACAAACGCGGGGGTTGTCAAGTGCTCAGTTGCCGTACCGTTGACCGCGATGGCCGCTGAGTCGTCGGACACCAGCTTGAACTGCACCGTGCCGGCCGAAGCCGCAGCGATACCAGTGTCCACGCTGATGACAAGGTACATGTCATCGATAGTACCGATGTTGCCAGGGGCAAGAGCCACCCCGGCCAGCGATACGTCGATCTGCGAACCGATCAGGTAGGTGCCAGCGGCACCAGTGTTGAGCGCCACTGCATCGGCAAACTCATTGCGGGAATCAAAAATCATGATGGGGTTCCTTTCTAAGTTCAGGATGTGATTAGGACACGAGCGCTTCAGCATTGATCAGCGCGTCGGTGCGGCGTACGGGAATATCGTCAAACGTCATCACGCGCTTGCCTTCCACGGTTTCCCATGACAGGTTGTTGCTTATCTTTTCCAGGATGCCGATACGTAGTTTTTCGCGGATAGTGCGATTCACGTACCAGCAAGCGCGGCCCTTGCCAAAGGAAGGAATGCGCTCGGAAGCAGCCACCATCCAGTTGATCAAGTTCTTCGTGTTGGCCACGGTGTTCAGGTCGGACACATCAATGTTCGGGATACGAACAAAGTAGCGCCAGTCACGGATTGTCAAGCCCGCGTCCCAACGGTAGTGGGTGCGGTAGGCTTCCATCCGGCCACCGTTGCCATCCACATTTTCAATGGTTACCTGGCCCTTGTCCTGCATTTGCAATCCGCCACGCGATCCCTTCGGGTAGATGCCGAAGCCAGTCTGTGGACCCCAGACACACAGCCAAATGGACGTATTGTCCGAACCAATACCCCCGGCGTTCACAATGTTGTCGGCGTTTTGCGCGGACAGCGAGTTGTAGCGTGGGGCCAGGCCGGTGAACGCTTCGGGCGTGGTGCCTTCGTTGCCGTAGAACAGGGTGGTTGCTTGGGTCTGGGACATACCCTCGATGAAGGCACTGTCTTCAGACAGGCGGAACGCCGCAGTGTTGCCGTTCAAATCGGCCAGGGCCTTGTCAATCTCGGCATAGGCTTCCAGCATACCGCAAGCATCTTGCACTTGCGCGGTCGTGGACTTGGCGGGCTGAACACCGCCGTACAGCTTGCGCCAGGTGGGGACAGGCAGGCCGGTGCGAACGGTCGTCTTATTGCCGGTTTCGAGGTTGCCCTCAATCCAGGTCATATCAGTCAAGACATCGTTTGTTTGGTTGAGCAGTTCAACAATGTCCGCGATAGATCCGTTGGGGTCCGTCCGACGTGCAACGTCGAGCAGGGTGGGATTTTGAGCAGCGAGAGCAGCCATGGTAAGTACCTTTCAGTTAATTCATGTTGGGGAACATTTTCTTGGCCACATCGTCAACGGTTCCCTGGTTGGGTTTGCCGACAACGATTTGGTCTTGACTGATCGCTTGACCAATCTTGTAAAACGCTTTGATGATGGCCGGGTGGTTCCCAAAGCCCGTCATATTCAGCACGTCCTTGAGTTCGGGCGAGCCAAAGGTTTCCATCGCTTTACGTGCAACAGCCAAGTTCTCATTGAGCTTGTCGCCGCCGATCTCTTTGTCGGTTTTGACGCTCTCAACCCAAGTCTCAACAGTTTTGGCGTGGGCTTCGGCTTGCCGTTGTTGCATCGAAGCAGCAACGCCCGCCAGCTTTTGCGCCTGGTCCTGTGTGAGTTTTAAGTCCTTGGCAATCGTTGTGAACTCGTCAGCGGCTACGCTGTCAAGCTCAACACCCTCCGGCATCTGCAGGTCGTACTTCTCAGGGACGACAGGCTCGGCGGACTTTGCAGTTTCCGCAGTCTTGTCTTCCGTGGTTTGTGCCACCTCGGCTGCCGTCGGGTCGACGGTCGTGGTTTCAGTCGTTGTCTGGTCCCCAGCGTTGGTGGTACTTGTGCTGGCTTCCGCTGTCGTTGTATCAGTCATTTTTGGCCCTGGTTTTCGGTAATCATCTTCAGGAGCCCATTTGGGGAGGCATCGCTGGTTTCTGCAAGCAGGAACAGGCCCATGTCGCGCCGTCCTTCGTTGAACGCCATAACGCTGCCGCTATGGTTGAAGGATGACATGTACACGCCTGCGCGCTGCAGCAGTCGCCAAACAATGCGACGGCCTTGGGCGTTCGCCATCAACCACGTCAGATCGCCAACTTCCCGCCTGCGGATTTCACGCGCCTTTTGCTCTTCGAGCACGGCTTCGCGCTCTTGCGAGGCGGTATCGGTTGGGTCACGGGTGATTGACATGCGGCGCATCGTATTGCGCGCTACACGTCACACGGACACGCTACACGGACGAAGCGCTAGGTGCGCCGTAACCCATGAGGCTAGACATCAGATCCTTGGCTTCGGACACGTTGCCTAGGTTGGTGTCACCCACGGTCTTCACGGCGGCGGCGGCGGCGGGCATAGAGGCTGCTGTCTGGGCTGCTTGTTGCGCTTGAGCGCGAGCTGCGCGGACCTTGGACACTGCGTCGTCTGGCACGATCAGCTTGGGGTTTACCCCAAACATGTCGCCGTAGTCATCTATGGCTTGATCAAAATCCACCTTGTCCAGAATATCGGACTTGAGCCTGGCGAGCTGGCCAACGGTGCCCAGCCAGCGGTCGATACCCTGGCTGGCCACCGCGCGCTGCGCTTGCGCCAGCACGCTGATGAACTCTACCTTCAGCTCCATGCCTTGCAACTCGTCAGGAGGTGGCGGCAATATACCTGCATCGCTGGCGTAGCGGAACGCGGTATCGATCAGCGGAGACAACAGCTCGTTCTGCAAGCGCTCCAGCACTGGTCCAAGCATCAACAGCTTTTCCTCTTGGCGCTGTGCGATCTCAGTGGCCGTGGTGCCAGACCGGGTATCGCTGCTGATCATCAGGAACAAGTCGGCGTAATACGCCTGACGGATGCGCTCGCGCACATCGTTGATGTCGAGGTTCAAGTGCTGCAGGTTCAGGTTGACCTCGAATGCGCTCTTGATACCCCCAGTGGTTCCCACATTATCCACGTACATGACCCCGCCCGGTAGCCGGGAGCCCTTGGCCTCCTTGTACCCAACGGGCACGGCCAGGGGTGGGTTGACTTGGTAGTCAATGGCTTGACCCTTGCGCAACTGCTGGTGCTGCAACTGCTTTACATCGCCTAGACAGTCCATGCCAGGGCTTGAACCATACACATCGTTGCCAGTGACCGCCCAGCGCGGGGCCAGTGCTGGAAAGTGGTCGAAGCCAGACTCGCCCAGGAACTTGTCGTAATTGTCCTTGCCGGGCTCCATGTAGATCGATGCGAACTTCTTGTTCTTACCGTCTTTCTTGCGCACGTCGCGGTCGCGCCGGGGCTCGATCATGTGCACCACATCAACCCAGGTATCCAGCGCCTTGCGGTCGTACAGGTTCTGCACACTGATGCTGCACTTCTCAAGTCCAAACTGTTCGACCATCTGGCCGACGGTCATCTGAAACTCACGGCATAGGGTATCCACTACCCCCTTGCTGTTGGTGGCCAGCATGTACTCCCCCACGGTCAGCGGGTAGTGGTGGATCACGTTGTCGAAGTCAGGCAGCACGATGCTGGCCGCCGTGCCGAACAGCCCCAACTCCTCGTACATCATGTGCAACGCGCGGTAGGTGTTGCTCGCGGAAAAGATAGTACGTAGGACGCCAGCGGATTCGTGTAGCCAGGTCTTGACAGCAGCGGACTCCATCAAGTCTTTGTCCTCGATCTCCATACGAAACCACGGGCGCGCTGGGCTGGTCATGCCCGACATCATGCCCGCCGCCAGTGTGCGGATGCCGAACACTGCAGTGTTGTCAAGGATGTTGTTGCTGCGCTTGTCGCCCCGGTTGCGGTCAGTGACGAAGTACCGGCCAGCGCGGGGCTGCTGGTAGTCGCTGATCTCTCGCCAGTGTGGAATCCAGCTTGAGCGTTCTGTGGTCAGCGCAGACTTGCGCGCCAGCATGCGCTGTCTGCGGTTGATTGGCTCGTCCATTACCCGCCCAGCAAGGAGGTTTTACCAGTGGTGGCCGTGGCTACGCCGCTCGGCCCGGTAAGCAAGGTGCTCCCACCGACGGCACCGTTCGTGCGGTTCATCTTGGCTTTGTCGGTCAATACTGTTGTCTCAGGCTGTTTGACATCCTGTGCGGCAGCGGGCGTGGAGACGCTTGGGGTTGACGTTGATAGACACATGTGCGTGATCCTATGCAGTTTCGCGCATTGTGCAGATGGGGGTGGGGGTTACGGACACAGCTACCTGTGCAGGTTAGCGTATGGGTCGTAGTTCATGCTCGGCCTGTCTGGTTCGCGCAACGCCTGGATGGCGCGCACCTTGGGCATGTCGATCAAGGCCAGGATGACGGCGCTGGCGCGGTCAGGACTTCGGCCCACACGTTTGACCACCTCGTCCCGGCTCTCAACCTTGATCATCATGCCCGACAGTTCCCAGCGGGGGGCGCACAGCTCGGCCAGTAAGTCCTTGTCAGGGGGAAGCGCTATACCATTGTCCGCCGTGGGGTCCAGCGCCTCGCGCATCTGCCACCAGAGCTGGCTGCGCAGGTTCATGAAGCTCAGGCGCCCCGACTTGTCGCGCGAGGTGGCCTTCTCGCTGACGTTGATGCCGTACACATCCTGCCCTGAGCTGTTGAGCACGTCGTAAGGGCTGGCGCCGACACCAATCACGTCGATCATGATGGGTGCGTAGTCCCTGCGCTCACCGATTACCAGGCCCGCGACGATGTTGCCGTTTGGTGTCTCGCTGCCTGGGTGCAACTTGAGTTTGTCGAACCACAGGTCAGTCTCTGGCGTCTTGTGCCGGGTTGACAGCGCGGTGTTGTCTTTGCCCCCGCGCGCCACGTCAACCCCCATCGACAACATTTCGCCACGCGGGCTGCGCTCTTTCCACCGCGCCATGGCGATCTCAACCCACGAGGTTGGGGTCACCTGCCACGGGCCGTCCTCCATGCCCGCCTCGAAGTTGCCGTTCAGCATCTGGCTGCGCAGTGGCTCGGGCAGGGCCTGCAGTTGCGCCATGTAGCCTGTTGACACAAGGAACGGATTATCGGTGATACGCGACGGGATAAACGTGCGGGATTCAGGCTGAACGATCTCTTCAGGGCGGTACGCCAGTGGGTCGAAGTCGTAGACGCGCTCCCCGGCCACCAGCACGAACGACCTGGGGTTGTGGTCTGTGATCCACGCGTCTTTGCCTGACTCAGGGTCCACGTAGACGTAGCGCAGCTCGCCCGGCCCTGTTGGGTACATGGGGTGGCGCTTATCCAGCCAAGGCGCAAAGAAGCTGATCACCCATCGGCCTTCGGCGTTGGTCGGTGGGTTGAAGGTCAGCAGCGTGCGTGTGCGTTGACCAGGGCGTGTGGTACGCACCCAACCCTTGACGAAGCGCACCTGCGCCTCAAGGAAGTTGGCGGCCTCATCAATGACAAGCAGGTCTTTGGGCCGTCCTTGGTACTTGGTTTCATCACCCAAGTTGGGCATGGAGTTAAACTCGATCAGCCTGTCGTCACTGTCGCGGTATACGGTGGGCTTGCCGTTGATGTCGTCGCGGGAGCCTACGATCTCGGCCAGGCGATCAATTACCCCAGTGAGTTGTGGGCCTTCGCGGCGGAAGAACTGCGTGCGGTAATGCTCGGTAAGCGCTAGGCCAATGGCCAAGTCAGTCTTGCCCCCACCTGCTGCACCACCAAACCCAATGACATCAGCCAAGGACTCGTAGGCCATGGTCTGCGGGCCTGGCAGTGGGCGCCATACGCGCGCTTTGATGTCGGCTGACACCAAGGCGTTCAGCTCTTCACGTTCAGCCGGTGTCAGGTAGCGCTCAAGTGCACGGACTTCTTGGGGGGTCACAAAGCAACAAGAATCAAAGCAAAGAACACCCAGCAGGAGGCTAGGCCAATAGTGATGTTGATATCAATTTGGTAGCGTTCGTAGAAGTTTTTCATGATAGTGATATCCCACTGTTTGAAGGTGCGGCCATTACCCCCACAGCTTCTGGCCAAAACATACTTACACGCGCTGCGGCATCACGCATAGCTTCCCAGGTATGCCCTTCAGCCAGTATGTTGCATGCCAAGTCGGACCCCGCTTGCTCGTCAATAAATAACCGTCTGTCAGGCAGTTTACTCATGCCAAATCCCCAAAGTCATCTTGTTGCGTCTTGCGCTGTGCTGCGAGGGCCAGGAGCTGGGCCACGCGCGCACTGCGCGTCGTTTCATCGAACTGCACTGGCGCACCCTCTGCGCCAGTCAGTTCTGTGCGGTCTGCGTAGACCTTCTTGCGCCGTCCTTTGAGCACCAGCACCAGCATGGTGTCGCTGTGCTTTCGGATCGTGAGGGGGATAGGCTGGCCGTTGTCGCCCAGCATCGGGCGATAGTGCTCGGCACCCTCAGGATCAACGTAGCGCTCATAGCGGTAGGCTAGGCGGCCCTTGTCCACAACGGGCTCTTCAAAACCCACCACGCCCCGCCTGAAGGCCTCCGCTTCGGCTTTATCAATGCCTTCTTCCATTGCCTCGCGCTCGGCGTCTGCGAACTCTGGGTCTGCCTCACGGGCACGCCAAGCGGTTGAGCGGTCCACCCCAGCCGCTTCGCAAGCGTGCTTGATCACCGGAAGCTCGCGCAGAGCGTTCAGGTAGGCGGTGCGCCAGGGGTAGTGTTTATCGGCCATGGGGTGAAGATACAGGCAGATCAACCAAGTACGGACACCCGAACCATGCGCACCACCGTTTGGCTGCGCCGGTACCCGTTCAGTATTTTCCAGATGCCACCCTTGCTCATGTCCATCTTGTTGCCAATCTCGGTGAGCGTCAGACCAGCGTCACGCAGTGCGTGCACCTGATCGATCTCAACGTCCAGCAGTTTGGCTCGTGGATGGTTTTCACCGATGCGGTTGCCGTTTTCGTTGAGTGCTACCAGTTTCTGCATACACCCCTCCAGTGTGTAAAAGTTTGCACGTTCGCCACGTAATTTGCCCCGCTACACGCAACAAATGCAACACCCCAAAGGGTGGTGTTGCATTGCATTGCGATTTTTGTAGCTGCGCAACACGGTAATAAATTGCAAGTTGCATGAAAAGTTGCGTGTTGCATCGTCCAATCCGCACGAAACTGCGCGTTCAGTGAGGCACATTGCCCGGCACAAACGGCGCATAACCCGGTTCAAACTCCAAATAGTAGCGAGGTTGCCCCATGTTTTTAATGGCAACAAGGCGGTCAACAAGGGGTTTTGTGGCAGGTAATACGCCTCCTGAAGCATTCTGATTTGCTCATACAGGTACTTTTCTTCATCGCTTTCCGCGCTCGGCATGTGAATAAGTTTCATAGCAAACCCCTTTCAGCAAATTGCAATACAACCATCATCACCAAGCCAATACGGTGCCTCGTCGCCACTACACAGCGACTCCAAAGCCTTGCGTGCCCGCATGCGCCGGGTGTCCCGCTTGCCATCGGCTGGAGGGTCCATGCGCTTGATTGAATCAGCCAGCACTGGGCCAACTTCAATGCCTTCAGTCTGGGCCTTGGCGAACTCTTGAATCACGGCATTGACGACAGCCTCAACCACCCCCAGCTTGCGGCTGGCAATGCCCCCCACCGCTGGTATGGCCGCCTCGATCACAACGCACGAGGTGATGGGCTCCAGGTCTTCATCGACGCCAATACGTACGATGTCCAGGTCAAAACCCCACTCTAGCTCGTCCTCGCCGTCCTTTTGCTTGGACAAGCGCAGCATGCGCCCTGTAGGCGTGCGAATGGCCTCCAGCTCTGCATCCGCTGCAGCGCGCAGCCCTGACCACCCTCGAGCACCTTTGCTGCTGTCCTTGCCCGCGTGATGGATCAAGATCACCACAGCGCCTGTGGCCCGGTGGATGCCCTTGCAGTGGGCCATGGCCTTGCCCATGTCCTCACCTGCGTTCTCGTTCCCCCCTGGCATGACCTGGGCGAACGTGTCCACGACCACCACGTCAGCACCGCCACTGGCCTTGATGGACCTGGCCACATCCAGGGCGTCTATCTTTTCTAAGAAGTTGGGCGCCGCGTTGATGACCCCGATGTTCAAGGCGTCGAGGTCAATGACGTTGTGTTGAGCGTAGGCTTGCATTCGGTTCCTGAAGCCCCCGGCGCCTTCGGCGGCGATGTAGACAACCCGGCCTTGCTTGGTCTTCTTGCCCCGCCACGGCAGCCCCCGAGCGATGCACCCGGCCATGTCCAACGCCATGAATGTCTTGCCCGACCCGCTGGCGCCGTAGAGCACGACCAGTTCAGCCTCGGGCAACACGTGCTTGATGATCCAGCTGGGCGCGGGCTTGTTGGCGAACTCGCTGGCGGTGAGCACTGGGAATCTGAGAGTAGGCGCTACTGAATCTGTAGCTGCCAGCCCTTTATCTTCGAGGGCTGGCAGCGCATCAAACTCTTCCATTAAGGCGGGGCCATTGACCGCCATGCCTGCCATTTTCATGGCTGTGCGGATGGTGACTGTGCGCTCGTGGTTCTTACCAAAGGACGACCAGCGCTGAAGCAAGACATCGCGCCCCGGGAACTTGCCCCCGAGCTCTGACCAATCACACCAGTAGTCGAATCCCTCGCCCCGGGTCTCGTGGTGCAGGCCCATGCCGACGGCCAGCCACTCGTCGTGGCCCATGTCTGGGTTGAGAGCTACCAGCAGGCTTTCTATTTGCTGGGTACTAAGACCCACTGGTTCACCAGCGCTGACGTGAATCTCCCCAGGGGGACGCGCAAAACGCTGTGTGCAAAGTCCACGCACGGCGTCGTCGACGGTTGCGATATTGTTCTCGTTGCCGAGGATGTCAGTGATGTCGAGTCGATTTCCGGTGAAGGTGACGAAGCCCTTGGAGCTGAAGACTTCAAATCCGTAGGGCTCCCCATGTGATTTTGAGTTGCCATATTGACCCTTCACAAAAGCGCGGACGCCAACCCCGCTGGGTGAATATTCGGCGTAGGTGTTGGTGACTATGGGCTCAAGGTCTGGGTGCAGCACCCCGTTGGTGATGCACTTGTCGAAGTCCAGCGCACAGATGTTGAACTTAGGCATGGGCACAAAGCCCACGCCGTCGAAGCCCCGCCGGGCTGCAGCTGTGCGCGCTGCGTCGAATGTGGTGAGCTGCTGGCGGTCCTCTGGTTCCCCCTGCTTGCCGTGGCGCTTGGCGCCCGTCGTGTAGTAGGGAATCTTGCGGGGCTTGGCCTCACCCTCGTGATACTCGAACCGCCATACCAACCAGGCGGGCAGGTTGCGCATTTCATCAGGTGCGACGATGTTCGACACGTGGGGTTTGATGTGGGTGACGGCGGTCATGCAAGGTCTCCATCACGGCTTGGATAAAGCTTTGCGCTTGGATAGCGTTGACCGCGTTTCCATAGGCGCGCAGGCGTCCCACTCGGGCGGGAGCCCTATGAGCCAGCGGGAATGTGCCGGGTTCAACGGACCTGAACTTGTCATCCCGGCAGTAGAGCCAGTCAGCATCTCGCCAGTGGCCGTTAGTCGGGCCGGGCCTGCTATCTTGGCCATTCCCGCCAAAGTTTCCAATCCGCGTTGCGTGGTCGGCTGATCCTTGGTGTTGCAGGTTGCCGTAGGCCACCCCGCTAGATTCGAGTCCTTGTAGCCGCGCGTCGTGGGGGTTGCCCACGACGCTAAACTCGCCGACGTGTGCAGCAAGTAATCAGCCTTGCGGTTCTCCACTTCCCATGGTGTGGCCTCTGCATATTTGGAGTCCTGTACCCGAGGCGTTGGCCACCCAGTAAAGTCTGTCTCGGATGTGCGGCGCACCGACGCTCGCAGCCGGAAACGGGACCGCCCCGAAGGCGTAACCCAAGGCTTCCAAGCCAGTGTGTACAAGGTCGATCCAAGGGTTTGCGTCCTTGCTTGCAACCTGCTCACCAAAGACGCATTCAGGGCGGCACTGTTCGATGAGGTGATAGAAAGCTGGCCACAAGTGCCGCTCGTCAGCAAACCCAGCGCCTTTGCCTGCCGTGCTGAAAGGCTGACATGGGCAAGAGCCTGTCCAAACTCTTCGGTCGTCAGGCCATCCCGCACAGCGCAAAGCTCGGGACCAGACGCCGACTCCAGCAAAGAAGTGGCACTGCGTGAATTCTTGGAGTTCGATGGGGTGAACGTCTTCGATACTGCGTTCATCGACAACCCCGTCAGCGATGTGCCCTGCTGCGATAAGGTTTCTGATCCACTGGGCGGCGTAGGGATCGATCTCGTTGTAATAGGCTGGCATGACATTTTTGCGCTTTCAAAATCGTCATGGGTGGGGGTTCCGAAGTCGCCAAACCCTACCCGCTGTCCACGGGTCGGAACCCCCACCCATGGCGGGACAGTAATGGTTTGGCACTCGGACTGTACCACCATTTTTACTATTTGCTAAATTTGTGTGCCCCACTTGCGCAAGTAGGCACCTGTGAATTCCACCTCGCCACGGGCCTTGCACCCAGGCAGGAACTCACACACCCACAGCTCACACACCCACAGCTCACGCACACGAGACTTCAGCACTAGGGTGTTGCCACTGGGCAACGCCAGACGCATGCCGGTGCGAAGTTTGGGGGTCATTTATTTGCAGAGAACAGGGCAGCCGGGGGGGGAGGAACCGAAGGTCATGCTCGGCTCCGCATTTCGGCCAAAGCGCGGGTCAAATCCAGCGATGCGCGTTTAGCCGACGCCGATTGTTTGCCGTTTTCGCACCACGGATATATGACAGTATCCCCTGGGCAGGATTAACCCTTTCGGCGGCCTCAATAAATCTTTTGGCCTCAGCAATCGCTTTGGAAACTTTTTCAAACCTCATAGCTGCAACTCCAGTTGACGTGAATCGACAATTGGAAATTCGCTGACCACCGCCCGTGAGCCCAGGCACTTGGCCGCGTACTGGCAGACCTGGCACGCTTCGCAGAGGTCAGTACGCACCACCTTGGGCAATCGGCTTTTGCTGGCCTTGTTCATTTCAGCAGTGGCAGCTTCAATCTTGCCCGCCATGATGGCGCTAGCCTGCCGGTGGCCGCCAGACAGCTGATACAGATGCCCCCGACTGGTGCCAGCCTTGGACGCGAGAAGAATCTGTTCTTCGACGGTGGCCGCCGACATCCAGACTGTCATTGGGTGTAGTGTTTTCATGCGCCAATTTTAGCACGCTGTAAAGCTATCGCAGCATAAAAAAAGCAACAGATCGCTAAAAACCCCACGCTTAAGTCGGGAATCTATTGCATTGTGTTTTTAGCATGTGCTACATTTAAGCCATCAACAACGCAACCAGGAGAACGACATGCCCACCCCACAATTCACGCCCGGCACCTGGGCGCTCACACCGTCCCTCGATGCACACGTCTGGCCGCGCCCGGTCGTCATTTCACTGGATGGGGATCACACCCGCACGGTGGCCGAGGTGGCATACAGCCCCTTCATGCATGACAACGCGAAGCTGATCTCGGCAGCCAAGGACTTGCTGGTGGCGCTGCAGTTCGTGATGACCGCGCACGGCGAACAGCTTGACACCGCGTTTGCGCAGGCCCAAGCCGCTATCGACAAGGCAACAACTTAGCCACCAAGGAGAACTCACCATGATGCAAACCACATTGAACAAAATACGCAAACACTCCCCCTGCACCGAAGGCTGGAAGCAGTTGCTCGGCACTTTGGGCAAAACCAAGGCCGACGACGAGCCTGTAACCCTGATTCAAATTCTTGACAGCAACGGCCTTGATGATGCCTTGTGGTGCCTTCAGGCTGTTGAAGGTCACGACAAAGAGATCAGGCTGTTTGTTGTTTGGTGTGCACGTCAGGTGCAACACCTGATGACCGACCCCCGTAGCATTACCGCGTTGGACGTGGTGGAGCGATACGCAAAGGGGGAAGCCTCGCACGCGGAACTAGCCGCAGCACAGGACGCAGCACAGGACGCAGCACAGGAGGCACAGGACGCAGCATGGGCCGCACGGGACGCCGCACGGGACGCAGCATGGGCCGCACGGGACGCCGCACGGGACGCCGCACGGGCTGCCGCACGGGCTGCCGCACGGGACGCACAGGCTGCCACACAGGCTGCCGCACGGGCTGCCGCACGGGCTGCCACATGGGCCGCCGCACAGGCTGCACAGGCTGCCACACGGGCCGCGCAAGAAGCTGAATTTCGTCGCATTTGTGCATAAAAAGTTTCCAAACCGCTTTAGCATCCGCTACACTATGTTTTACCAACCCTGAAAGGAACTCACCGTGTTAACAGTCACCCTTACATTCAAATCCATCGAGGCAGCCCGCGCCGCACTGCTGGAAATTCCAAGCTCTTCGCTGGTCGGCGGGGAAGATGTTGCCCCTAAAAAGGAGGCCAAGAAAATAGTCCCCAGCATCGCCCTTGAAAGCGGCGAGTTCATCCCCGCCGACAAGATCCCAGCGGGCAAGCAGGTGCGCCAGCCCAACCATCCGGACGACAAGAGCCAGATCACCAGCGCGGGCACTGCTGGCGTGCTGGAGGACAAGCCCGCCCCAAAGTCGGAGGTTACGACCTCTTCGGAGAAGCCCTCCGAATCAGTCGAATATCCTGTCTTGCAAAAAGCGGTGTTCACCCTGGCCAGTAAGAGCCGCGAAAAGGCCGCCGCCGTGGCCGCCAGCTTCGGCGTCAAGACCTTCAAGGAACTGTCTGAAGACAAGTGGTTCGCCGCGTTGACCGCTGTGAATGCCGCGCTGGAAGAGGTGGCGTGATGAAGCCCCGCAACTTTCCGGTGCGCAAGCTGCGCCGCCAACTTGGGGCCAGGCTCAGAGCTGACCCAGCATTCGCCCCAACCACAAAGCAGGCTGAACTGTTGCTGACGCCAAAAGACAACAGCTTTAAGCCCGGTAAGCTCGCGTGGAGGGTCTATGGCTGAAGCCCAACACTCCGCCTGGGGTGCCAGCAAATTCGAGTCCATCATGCTTTGCCCAGGCAAGCATGTGCTCGAAGCTGGCAAGCCCAACAGCACCAGCAAGTACGCCGCTGAAGGCACGGCTGCGCACCAGGTACTAACTTGGGCGCTGCAACAGGGGCGCATAGCGCACTCGTTCATTGGAATTGACATAGAGGCCGAGGGCTTTGTGTTTGTGGTCGACGCGGACATGGCGGGCCACGTGCAGACGACTATCGACTATGTGCACGCCCTGGCTGGCAGCGACGGTGTGGTGTTTGCTGACATCCGTGTCAACTACTCTACCTACCTCGACGTTGAGTTCGACGCCGCTTGGGGCACCGCCGACGTGATCCTTGCTCGGGGCAGTGAGCTGATTGTTGTGGACTTCAAATATGGCATGGGTGTTGAGGTCAGTGCCGAAAAGAACCCGCAGATGATGCTCTACGCCCTCGGTGCGTTGCAGGCATACAACGGTCTGGTGGCTGACTTTGACATGGTGCGCATCGCCATCAGCCAACCACGCATCAAAGCCGTGCCCAGCGAGTACGACATGAGCGTCGAAGCACTGGAAGTGTGGGGTCACAACACAGCCAAGGCCGCCGTGGTTGCCTGCCTGCACGCTGAAACGCTCACCGAGCACCCGCAGTTCAATGAAACGTTTTTGCGCCCCGGTGAAAAGCAATGTAAGTTTTGCAAGGCAAAGGCGACTTGCCCACAATTGCGGGCTGAGGTGGCCGCCACCATGCTGGACGTTGGGTACACCCCGGCCAGTCCTGACGAGTTCGCAGACGCCAACGTTGTGCCTGTGTCAGAGGCTGTCGAAACATTGGACGAGACAAGCTTGTGGCTGTCAGTGTGCCTAGACAAAGCCAACCTGATCGAAGACTGGTGCAAGGCCGTGCGTGCCGAGGTCGAGCGTCGTCTGCTGGCTGGTGACAGCGTGCCGGGCTACAAGCTGGTGCAGGGCAAGCAAAGTAATCGTGCATGGGCCGACGCCAAGGTTGCCGAGGCCACGCTGAAGTCGATGCGGTTGAAAGAGGCCGACATGTACGACTTCAGCATCAAGAGCCCCACGCAGATAGCCAAGCTCGGCCCTGCCCTTGACAAAGACGGCAAACCCAAAGCTATCAAACCAGGTGCGACACCCCCTGTCATTGGCCCCCGCCAGTGGCCCAAGGTCGAAGCCCTCATTACCAGAGCGCCAGCCAAGCCCCACGTGGCGCCTGTTTCCGATTCTCGCCCGGCATTGGAGGTCACGCCGGTTGTAGATGACTTCACTGATGTGGCCCCACTTGACGATCTTGCTTAACTTTTTAAAGGAACCCTACCATGGCAACTACTCAACCCACCCCAATTGGTCGCATCTTGCTCAAGAACGTGCGCCTTTCATTTGCCCAAGGTCTGTTTGAAGCAACGGTTATCCCTGGCGCTGACGCCACAGCAAAGCCAAAATATAACTGTGGTCTTATTGTTCCGCCAGACCACCCCCAGTACAACGCTTTGATTGAAAAGCAAAAAGCGGTTGCTCGTGAAAAGTGGACGGGCAAAGACAAGGCGGGTAAGCCGCTGTGGGAAGGCGTGTACCTCGCCCTTGAAAAAAAGGACCGCCTGGCCGTGCACGATGGTGACGCTAAACCGAGCTACGACGGCTACCCGGGCAACTTCTTTCTGTCGCCAAGTGCATTGGAAAACGCCGCGCCAACAGTGATTGACCTTGATCGCTCCCTCCTGTCGGCTAAGTTGGGCCGCCCGTACTCTGGGTGCTACGTGAATGCGGCGATTGAACTGTGGGCGCAAGACAACAACTTTGGCCAGCGCGTGAACGCCCGGTTGCGCGGCATCCAGTTCTTTGCTGACGGTGACAGCTTCAGCGCAGGCCGCCCAGCCGATGCCGACGAGTTCGAGAGCGTCGAGGAAGGCGCAGGGGCCGACGACTTCGCATAACGAGCGCAGCCCTGGCAACAGGGCTGTTTGGTGAGTGGCTGCAGGGCCTAGTCGGGCCAGCAGTTAGTTCAGAGGCAGAACACCCAGTAATGGGAACAGTCGGCGAGTCGGATAAGCCACTGCCAAGTCTGCAGCTACTCACCAAACAGCGGGGGCGCTCTCTCCTTGATGCGACGGTACGACTCCACCGGGCAACAAATAAGTGATTGAGGTTTACCTGGTCCCGCGCCGGACATTTCAGCTAGGTGAATCTGACCATGACCGCGAGGCCATAATTCTGAAGCGGGTAATCACTTTGACGGGTCAACCTAATTTTTTGAAAGACCAAGATGGAAATTTGGAAAGACATACCCGGCTACGAAGGCCGCTACCAAGTCAGCGACCTGGGCAACGTGCGAAGCGTTGACCGCTACATGCGCGCGGTGTCCAAAGCTGGGAGAGAATACCCTCGCCTGGCGCGCGGCAAGACTTACACCTCAATTACCCAAGCCGCACGGGGTGAGCGGGTGCGCGCCAAGACAGCTGCAGGGTGGACCGTATGAACATCCTCTGGGGGGATACCGAAACATTCTCCGAATGCGACCTCAGGAGCGCAGGCACCCACAGATACGCCGAGCATGAGTCCACGGAAATTATTGTTTGGCAGTGGGCGCTGAACGACGGCGAGCCCGTTGTTGAGGATCTGACTGGGCGCAAGCAGCCAAGCGCTGCATCTCTCAAACACCTGAACGACCCGAACACGGTGTTGGTATTTCACAACGCGGTTTTTGACCGCACGTTGATGCGTCACTGCTGGGGTCTAGATATCCCCGTTGAGCGGTTCACGGACACCATGATCCAGGCGATGGCGCACGGTTTGCCAGGCAGCCTGGACAAGGTTGGCCAGATCGTTGGTCTCGAGGCTGACCTGGCCAAAGACAAGCGCGGCAGGGAGTTGATCATGCTTCTGTGCAAGCCGCGCCCAAAGAACTCAACTCTCAGGAGGGCTACCCGTAAAACACATCCCGAACAGTGGGCCGAATTCCTTGAGTACAGCAGACAAGACATCATCGCCATGCGTGCAAGCAGCAAACGTCTTCCAACCTGGAATTATCGTGCTGGGCACCCTGAACTGGTCCTCTGGCACCTTGACCAGCGAATTAATGATCGGGGGGTGGCGGTTGACTTACACCTGGCAAATGCCGCGATTCAGGCTGTTGCCATCGAACAAAAGCGAATGAAAGCTGAGGTCACCGAGCAAACAAACGGGCTCGTGACCAACGTCAGCCAGCGCGACAACCTGCTGGCATTCATCTGCGCTGAGTACGGTGTCACCTTGCCAGACATGAAGGCCGATACCCTGCGCCGTCGGATGGAAGACCCAGAACTGCCCGAAGCGGTCAAGCTGCTGCTGGCCATCCGTCTTGAGGCCACCAAGACCAGCACCGCCAAGTACAAGGCGTTGACGAACTCTGTAAGTAGTGATGGCCGCCTGCGCAATACCACCCAGTTCTGCGGGGCCTCACGCACTGGGCGTGACGCACACCGGCTATTCCAGCCGGGCAACTTGCCTCGCCCAGAGCTGGGATTCGACGGCGAAGCCCAGGAGCTGGTGGTCGAAGCTCTCAAAATTGGCTGCGCTGATTTGGTCTACACCAACGTGATGCAGCAGACAGCCAACGCTATCCGTGGCTGCATCATCGCCCCGCCCGGCAAGAAGCTGGTCGTCGCTGACTTGTCCAACATTGAAGGCCGTGGGCTTGCATTCTTGGCGAGTGAACAATGGAAGTTGAAGGCGTTCGCCGAGTTTGATCAGGGCATCGGTGCCGACCTGTATAAGCGCGCCTACGCCGCCGCGTTCAACATCACCCCTGAAGAGGTCACCAAGCCCATGCGCCAGATTGGCAAGGTCATGGAGTTGGGTCTAGGGTACGAGGGGGGTGTCGCTGCGTTCATCACGTTCGCCATTGTGTACGGTATGGACCTTGAAGAGCTGGCCACCGCTGTGTGGGAAGCAGCCAGCCCAGAGGCCATCAAGCAAGCCCAGGGTATGTACGCCTGGTTTAAGAAGCAACGGCGCAGCACCTTGGGCCTGCCGGAAAAGGTGTGGGTTGCCTGTGAGGTTCTGGTGCTGGGCTGGCGTGAAGCTCACCCCAACACCAAAGCACTTTGGAAAGCCGCAGGCGACTCAGTGCGCGCCGCCATAGCCAACCCGGGCCAGAGCTTCACCATCGGCGAGCACCTCAAGGCCCGCCGCGATGGTGCGTGGTTGCGCATCCGTCTGCCTAGTGGCCGCTACCTCTGCTACATCAACCCGAGCGTGGCTGACGACGGGCAGATCACCTATTTTGGGGTCAACCAATACACGAGGCAGTGGGGCGCTATCAAGACATACGGGGGCAAAATTATCGAAAACGCCAATCAGGGCTTTGCCCGTGATTTGTTTTTTTACAACACCCCAGCTATCGAAAAAGCGGGGTACGGGATCTTGGTAAAAATCCACGATGAAGCAATCACAGAAACCCCCGACACCGACGACTACAACACCGAAGCCCTGGCCGGAATGATGGCCACCGCTCCGAGCTGGGCCAAGGGAATCCCGCTCGCTGCTGCGGGGTTTGAGACTTACCGCTACAGAAAGGACTGACATGAAAAAGAAACCGGAACCTTGCCCCCTGTGCAACAAGCCCCCAAAGGATGGATGCAGCCACATTGACTGCCCGTCGCGCAAGCATACACTGCACGCCCCTACTACCCCTGGGTTCTACAACCCGGCGGGCTACCGGGTGCCTCCGAAGAGCCACCCCGGCAAAGATTAGGGTTTTCCCTAGTTGCGAAGTATTAGCATGTGCTACAATTCTCCCATCAACAACCAACAGGAGAGCCCAAGATCGTACGCAGCTACAACGCCGCACGTCAATTCATCAACGCCCGCAGCTAAAACCATCCTCTAGCCCATGCGCAGTAAGGACCGAAAGCTATAACTTCTGTAACAACCGGAGAGCAACATGTCAAAGCCAACATTCACCGACCAACCCGTGCGCTACACACGCACCCCACGCCTTGACCAGTCTATGGCCGAGTACGCCTCCAGCATCGAGCGCAAACGCACCAGCGAGCCGCGCGGCTGGTGGTTTGCCATCATCGTCCTGGCTATCGTTGCGGCGTATTTTGTCGTGGTGCAATCATGAGCGATAACACTACACTCTATTTTTCCGTTGTCACCAACATCTACCTGGCGAAGCTGGTGCCCATTAAGTACGCGGCCCTCTTGGCGGCGTTTAACTGTACCATGTGCCTGCTGGTGGTCGTGAGGGGGCAGCTATGAAAGAACGCGACATTGAGCGCTACCTCGTAAAGCGCGTGAAGGAACTGGGCGGCGCCTGCAACAAAGTGGTTTGGCCTGGCCGCAAGAATGCTCCTGACAGGGTGGTGATGCTGCCTCCGCTCGAAGTTGATACGAAAAACTTCAAGTGCCGCAAGCACCGCACCACTTGGGTCGAAGTCAAAAACCCCGACACCATCCTGACCTTCCCAGCCAACACCCACGAGCGCGCCCAAGCCCGTGAGCACGAGCGCATGCGCGCCCTGGGCCAGCGGATCGCGGTTGTTGGTACCTATGAACAAGTTGACGAGGTACTGAAATGACTACTAAACGGTGCGCAACTCCCTTTTGTCGGAACATGACTGGCGCCGTCGTTCCCCGCTACGACAACCTACCTGCGGAGCCGTTCAAATGGCGCGACGGTAACGGCGTGTTCCACCCTGTTGCGGGTATGGAAACCCGCCATCTATTTTTCACTCTACGTATGATCTGGAATAACACGATGCCTGCTATGTGTCGTCTTCCTGGCAATCTATACTCATTCGGGCCTTTTTACACCAAAAAGTACATGCTTGACGCCGTCGCCGCTATCACCGCAGAGCTTGCTAATCGAACTGATATGGCACCCGATTGGCTTAGCCAGCTTCAACAACTGGTTGATTGGCTTGCCACACCCCAGCTAACAGTAAGCACGAGGTACTGAAATGAGCATCCAACCTGTGGGTTTCACCCCCATCTACGGTCGGCGGCGCATCAACTACGTGCCGTCAAACAAAGTCCCGGCGTTCGTCAAGCTGTTTGAAGCCCTTGCCAACCGCTTGGGCAGTGAGGCCAAAGCGCTAAAGGTTTCCGAGCTGTCTACCTCAGCGCTGTACAGCATGCGCCAAGAGAACGTCTTGACCGACAAGCAGGCCCACAAACTGCTATCCGCGTACAAAAAAGGCAAACAATGAAAGGCCAGCCATGAGTACAACAGAACAACTTCGTTGTGTTATCTCAGACTTATGCGATGAGTGTAAAAACCTCCGCGCAGCCCTTGCGAAAGCTGAGCAGGAGCGTGATGCCCTAGCCAAGTGTAAGCTGATCGACAAAGACGCTTATATAGTCATGCGTGGCCAGCGAGACGAACTTCAAGCCAAGCTCACGGTGCTGAAGGGGAAGGAACCTATCAACCCTTACCCAGAAGGCTCACCGGGATCAGCATGGCAAGCTGGGTACAACGGCACGACAAACTTTGGCGCAAAAGGCAGCGATAACGACCGCCAATGGAAAGAAGGAGCAAAAGCACGCAAGCTCTACGCCGCAGCAGGCGCAGCACCCGTGCCAGAAGGGTGGCAGCACCAAGGAAGTGAATCATGACACCCGCATTCATTTCAAGACTGATGACATTTGCCCAGACGGGGTATCCGAAAGCCTACGCCGCGAGTGACGTTATGAGAGGTGACGTATTTGCTTTGATGGAAGCCGCAGGTAGAGCTTATCCCGAGCCAAGGTCAAAGAAGTCGCTTGCCCAGCTGATTGAAGAAGAAAATGCAAGATGGCTTGCAGAACAGGAACCAGTATGACCGCAGTACCAAAAGAACTTCTGACCCAGCGGAAAGATGCACTCAGCCTGCCAGTTGCACGCTGGAACAAACGGCAAACTGAAATTGTGAATGCAGCCCTCGCATCCATGCAAGCGACCATTGACCAGCCGGAGCTGGAGTCTGTGGCGTGGCTTGTGACCGGAGAAGACCTCAACTCGCTACAAGTCAACTCTATCAGGAGGCTTATCGAACGCTGCAAACACGCCCACTATACCGACTTGGTCATTTGTATAAACGGGAAAGATGAGCACTATGAAGCCGACTGGATAAAGCACCTTAAGGAAACACCATAAGCACCAGCCAAGCCGCTGACGGATGAGCAGATTCAAGAGATCGTTACAAAAGCAGTGCGTGAACGTAAGTTGTCGCGGCTTGGGTTTAAGAAATATGATCAAGGTAAGTACACCCTCCCGTCCCTCAGCCCATCAGACTACCAAATGGCCCGTGCTATAGAAGCAGCCCACAACATCGGAGGGTAGCAATGACCTCCCAACCAAAACCCCCACCCGAGTGGCCAACATGGCCGTTCACCCGCCTGATGCCCGAGCAAATGAAAAAGCTGGAGCGCCAGATTGCTGCGCGCCAGCGGCGCGAATGCCCGGAAGCGCCGCTATGAACACTGGTGTCCACGTCGATCTGAACCAGGTAGCCGACTGCATCCGGGGGCGCATAGACTTGCCAGCCGACATGACGTTCATGATGGAATGCCTGAGCATGGTCGTGGAGTGCCTGGCCAAACAGATCCAACTGCCCGCCGCCGAGGTGGCGCAGGATTTATTGACACTTGTGAAGGGGGAGTCTTGACCCTGCGCATATACAACCCCCGCCCTTTCGCCCAGATGGTTATGGGTCACTACGCGGATGTTCCGCGTTGTGCGTTCTGGGGAAAACCCGGCGTTGGTAAGACCTTGCTCACCCTCACCCACCTAGATATCCTACACAACGTCTGGGGCGAAGACAAGCCTACGCTGGTGCTGGCGCCTCTGCGCGTTGCGCGCGACACCTGGGCCACGGAGGCTGGCCGGTGGCAGCACCTGCGCGGGCTTGACGTGGTGCCGGTGGTGGGTAACGTAGACGCGCGCAAGGCCGCCCTGCGCAAGTCGGCACCTGTCTACGTGACCAACTACGAGCAGCTGCCTTGGTTGGTTGAAACACTGGGCGCCAAGTGGCCTTTTTCCACGGTGGTGGCCGACGAAGCAGTGCGCCTCAAGGGCTTCAGGCTCAAGCAAGGCACCCAGCGCTCACAGGCCCTGGGCGAGGTGGCGCACAAGAAGGTGAAGCGATTCATTCAACTGACCGGCACCCCGGCCAGCAACGGGCTCAAGGATCTGTGGGGACAAGCTTGGTTCTTGGACGAGGGCCAGCGCCTGGGGCGCACTTACTCTGCGTTCGAGAACCGGTGGTTCGCTTACAAGCGCGTGATCGACGCGATCAGCCACAAGCCCGGCATTGTGCCGGTGATCCTACCCAACGCGCACGAAGAGATTCATGCACGTCTTGCGGACCTGTGCCTCACACTGGACCCCCGTGACTGGTTCGACCTGAAGGAGCCAATCGTCAATGTGATCGAGGTCGATCTGCCCAAGGCCGCACGCACCAAGTACCGTGAGCTGGAGCGCGAGCTGTTCACCATGATTGGTGGCCAAGAGGTTGAGGTGTTCAACGCCGCCGCCTTGAGCAACAAGTGCCTACAGTTTGCCAACGGCGCGGCGTACTTGGATGCGGACAAGTACGGCAAAGGTACTTGGGTTGAGGTGCACCGTGAGAAGTTGGACGCCTTGCAGGAACTGATCGACTCCACAGGTGACGACCCCCTGCTGGTAGCCTACGAGTTCAAGTCTGACCGTGACCGCATCGTGTGTGAGTGGCCCGGCGCGCTGGACCTAGCTACACCAGACGGTTTGGCCAAGGCCAAGGCAGGCAAGGGTAAAGTGTGGTTCGGCCACCCGGCCAGTATTGGTGAAGGAATTGATGGGCTACAGGAATACTGCAACACGATTGTGTTCTTCGGCCAAACATGGAGGATTGACCTCCACGACCAGATCATCGAGCGCATTGGACCGATGCGCCAGATGCAGGCGGGCAAAGACCGGAATGTCTTTGTCCATTACATCGTCGCGCGGGGCACTGTGGACCAGGTGGTCCTCGCCCGGCGCGACGGCAAGCGAAGTGTGCAAGACGCCTTGATGACGTATATGAAAGGAAACATATCATGAGTATTGGGTTTAATGCCAAGTGTGGTAACTGCGGCGAGCAATATGGCGAACATTATTACGACGATTGCCCGAATCACAAAACAAAATTCGTTCTAGCCCTCGAAGATAAAGGGCTGGCAGCTACAGATTCAGTAGCAGGCGGCCCGTGGGTTGAGTGGAAAGGCGGGGATTGCCTGGTGCCAGGCAACGCAAGGGTTAACTACCGGCTGCGTAATGGCCTTGGTACCGCCCACCACCCAGCCAGCTCGTTGCGGTGGAAGCACACAGGGGGATCAAGCGACATTGTTGCCTACCGTGTTCTAGCCCCTGAATATAAAGGGCTGGCAGCTCCTAAAAATGTAGCAGAGCCTTTGGAGGAGATAAGCGCACGGATAAACGCTGCCGTTCTTGACTCCGTTCTCGCCACCCCCACACCACCAACCGAAGGGGGTACTAAGTACGACAGCGGCAAGCCCCGAATGGACCTGCTTGATACCTACGCCATCGAACAACTGGCCAAAGTTCTGACCTTCGGGGCGGAAAAATATGCGGCGCACAACTGGCGCCAAGGGCTTCCAAAGTCCCGGCTAATCGCGGCGGGATTGCGTCACATCTTTGCCTACCTTCGGGGCGAGGATACCGACCCAGAGAGCGGGCTGTCACACATAGCCCACGCTATGTGCTGCTGCATGTTCCTGCTGGGGCTTGAGCACCGCGTAGAGCTTGACGACAGGTGGAAAGCATGAGCGACGACATTGACCGCGCCCAGATCGTTGTGGAGCACATGCAAGACGAAGCGCTACGTGCGCGCAAGCCTGAAGGCCCAGCACCTACAGGGCGTTGCCTGAATCCCCGCTGCGATGACCTGGTGGGCGACGGTGTACGCTGGTGCTGTGCTGGTTGCCAGGATCAGTAGGGCCACTTGCGACGCCTAGTCAATCCAGCCCTCGGGCGGTAAAAAACCAGAGTGGCCAACAAGCTCGCCACCCCACTTTACCCGCCCGGCGAATACGGGCGGAGGCAAGGCTTGGGGTTTTGGTGCAACAGGAACGTACTGGATGATATGGTGCCGCTCGGCGTAGAAAAAGTGGGGGAAGTTCCCCCACTTTGATTTTCTGCATGTGACGTAGCCGACGGCGCTCCGCCGAAAGAATAGGCGAAAAGCGAATATCAGGCAGTTGCTTTTACTCACTTTACTTTTGGTCTGTTGGGGAGCTTTGCGCCAGCAGTTCAGTTTTCCGGCTTGACTCTCGTGTGGTGCCCAGCCAGAAAGCCAGTGCGCTGGTGAACCCCCCACTTAGTTGGCCAATCATGTACACCACAATATCCCGGTTTGTTCCAGGAACATCATATTTCAGTAGCAGTATGAGAGTTGCTGTGAATGCCCCCACAACAAAGCACGTCAGTAGCGCAGGCACAAAGCTAGGCTTTGCTGTCTGCATCTTGCGCGCGCTATCACGATCACCAGCGGCGATGGCTTCCATATCGGCCAGGTTTTTGAAACCAAGTGCCTGCATTTGCAACGCGAAGTCTTGATCAGCTTTCTTCAGCGCCAGCAGCTGGTCGGGAGTAGCGCCGGAGATAGCCTGCTTGACAGACTCAACCGTCTTGTCTGATAGGCCCAGAGCGTCCGCTGCAGCGCTGACGGCCATACCGACCAGAGGCCCACCTGTAAGCGCTGACCCAATCCAGGGGGCAACAGCTTTAACAATCGAGGTGAAGTCCATGGCTCAGTCCTCCTTCTCGTCCAGATACAGGTCAAAGCCCCGGCCAATCAGCCCCCGGCGCTCCACTTTCACGGGCTGGGAATGCTGGCGCCGGTTGGTTGTCGGCTGTGGCAGCTTGGCAGCCAGTTGGTCCTGCATGGTATGTGCCAGGCGTTCGTGCGTGCGGTGTTCTAGGATGCTCATGGTTTAGTTATCCTGTGCTGCGTATTCGAGGTCGGAGGCGGCTCGGATTGCCCAGCCTTTGCCAAAGGTTGACCAAGTGCTCAGTGATGCCCAAAATCTGATCCTGATGGCGACAAACAGCATCAGTACGTCATTGACATCCCTGGCGGCCAGAGCCGCCGCGCTGACTGGCCCCCAATGGCCATCGTCAGCGACTTTGACAACCTGCTGCAGTTTTCTAATGGCCGTCTGAATGCCGCAAAGTCAAACACTTGGAATCGAATGGCAGGATGTGCATCGGCCAAGGGCTGCCAGAAGTCTTTGTAGTAAATGCCCGCCGCCTGTTCCCGTGTTAAGTTCTTAATGTCCAGCAGCGGGTAGCTGCGCTTGCAGATGCCCCAGTTCGTTTCACCACCAGGATCGGCTGGATTGTTGGTGTAGCCACCTTCATGTCCAAGCAGGCGGGTGAACGCGGTATCAAAGTCAATGGTCATCTTAAATGCGCTTTCAAAAGGTCAGCGACAAGCCACCCAAGGAACCCAAGCAGCCCCCACTTGGTCAACTCGAACAGCAACTTGCGCCAGAATTCGGCGCGGTTCTTGGCGGCTTCCATCATGGCCAAGTGGTACTCTCGGTGGCCCAGGGTATCGCCGTCTGGGAATGCAGATTCGGTGAGAGAGGCAATAGTCCTTTGCAAAGCTTTCGCCTCAGATTCAGCGTGACTCGTGAGCGCTTCGCGGATGGCCACAGTGTCCTCGCGCTGGGCATGTAGCAAGGCAAGGATTGCCTCAAGACCCACCTGCTCCGCTGCGTCTGACAGCTGTTTGTATTGTGGTCGCATGCGTAGACCCAAGAGAGTTACGAGTAGGCGCGTGATATTTGCTTATGCCCAATCACTGATGGATGCACGTGGTCAGAGTCCGCCCCAGTTGACGGGTCATAAAAATCGTTCACCTTGATAAGCTGCACCGGGTACCCCCACTTGGCGAAGCGGTCAACAACACTGGCAATCACGGCGGACGCTTGGTCATCCAAGGCCGAGCTGCGCAAAGGCAAAAGTGCATACCCTGCGTCATTCAGTTTTGGCGCATCCGCAATGCTGATTAATGGCGCCGACCCTGGGGCACCAAGACATCCAAAGTAATCAATGAAGATGTAGCCGTTTTCAGTGGACCGGACTTCTACCGTATGTGGTCCCGCCCCGAGCTCTGTGTAGACCAGCGCGTGATGGGACAGCCCCATGAAAACCTCGCCAGGGTAGAACTCTGCACAACCGGCATTCCCGTCGGTTGCGCCTTGCGGGTGATAGGTATCAATCAGCACGCCATCAATACGCACTTCAATCGGAGAGAGTTGATAAACCGAACCATCTGTATCCCATGTGCCGATGACAACCGTGTCTCCACTGAATGACCAAGACTTTGCACCTCCTGCGCCGTAATGAAACATTGCAGTTCCGCTGAGGCCAGCCGAAGCCTTGTCTTTCCATGCACCAGGAGTTGCTGAATTCCATGACCCAGTGTTTACCACGGCACTTGAGCTTGCAGGAATGGCGAACGCCAGCAAGGCATTGGCGATAAAGGCTGTTGTTTCGTGCTCGATCTTGTCAAGGGTCTGTTGTCCGACATACCGACTCATGTCGTTGAAGCCAGCCATGAGTATGACATTTTTGGTAGGCGCTGCTCCTGTCGCAAGACACGTGAATGCGTTCGTCACTGCACGAGAAACACCCGTGCCACCCACTGCAAAGTTACTGAGCGTGCAGCCATATCTAGCTGAAACGATATTGGCAAAAGAGTTATATCCATTTGAGCCGTTACCCGCAGTGAAGCTATCCCCAAACGCACTGATCACTGAGTTTGATCTCATAGTTCACATCCTGTTGCGACGATACGGGTAATGCCGTTGCTGTTTAAAAGGGTTGTATTCCCCGCGACCAATCCAGAGGCAACGGTAGCGGTCAATGCCAAACAAGTTTTTGAAGAATTTCCAAAAGATAGAACTGTGACAGCGACTGCACTACCACCCGCGTTTGTTACAAAGTAGCCCGCGCCAATCCCGAAAATTCCTGTAGGTGGAACTCTAGCTGGGGCAAGAATCGGAAGAAGTATCTGTGCTGTCGTCGTTCCAACGCATTGCCCGGTCCCAAAGTATTTCCCGCCAGCATCAGCGTCCCACCAAGGCGCGTAAGGCCAGCACGCCCGAACTTCGTCATCGTAGGGGCGCTGTTCATACAGGGTGGCAACGGGTCCGACTTCAAACTGTACATTAGCCAAAGTCCCTGGTCCGAATTCAAGCGTGGTGTCGGTACCTCCTACGACAACACCCGTAATGCCAGATGCACCATAAGACCCCACCCCAATCTTCCCCTGCGCGGTCCCTTCCCAGCTCAGGGTGTATGTTCCCGACTGCAGATTAACCCCGGCAACGACTTGGCGAAGCACCTTGCCCGACGGGATAGTTACGGCGGTCTTGTTTGCTACCGCGCTATAGGTGTACGAGTCCCCAGAGGCCGCCATTTTCCAGCGGTCGTGACCGTACAAGAGAACGCCTACAGCAGCGCCGGATACGTAGTTTCTGACGTTAACTACAAAGTTGCTATTGATCACTTTGTTGCGGTAAGAAGCCGCCGTGGTGCCAGCCGCAACGCCCGCCAGCATTGCACTGTACGCCAGTTTTTCAGTATCGAGTTCGTTAAGGGCTGCCTGTACAGTGGTCGCTGAGAGCCCTCCGGCGGGGGTATTGCTGACCAGAGCAGCGGATGTTTGCCCGACTGCAAATGTCTTGGGCCACACAACTTCAATATTGTTGGTGCCTGCAGCGGGGGCGCTGGTGAACGTGATCGTTGCCCCGCTGACTGAATATTGACCTTTCTGCTGGTAGACCCCACCGATGAAAATCTGGGTGTTGTTCTTGCCCAACGGGTCGCCAGGAAGCGTGAACACCGTTTGTGAACCGTTGCCGCTGAACTGGGTGACGTTGCCGGTGGAGGACGCAGCGTAAGACGCAATGACCGTGAGCGTGTCGCTCAGCTCGCTCAGCGCAAGGATGGCCGAAACGAGGTCAGCGGATGCCGCCGAACTGCCTACAGGAACCAATGCAGCCCGGTCGGTGATCTCCTTGAGCTGCTGGATCTGCATGACCAGTCGGTCCAGCGCGTCCTCAATCGCGGTAGGGTTGAAGTTGCCGACGGCGGGCAGGTCAAGGGGCTGGTTGTAGGCCACGTTGCCGACGATAACAAGCAACTCGCCAGTTGCGAGAGAGGGGTAGCTCACCGCCCCGCCGGGAGATGCGCTCTGGTCAGCGTTCAAACCGACGGTGTAATCGGCGAACAGCGCAAGCGTTGACTCAACGCCCGTAACGCTGGTTTTGATGACACGTAAATCGGTGTCAGCAAACACTTTGAAAGTGAAGGGGAAGGAGGTGGCGACCCCGTTACCTGTGAAGGGGCCAGCGAGTCGCGGTGTCGCGGGTAGGGTCATCGGGGTAACTCCAAGTTGCCCCGAATGGTAGGCGTGCCGGACGCCTACACGGACACGCTACTTACTCCCCGGGCTGGGGGTTCCCGTCACCGTTCCCCGTACGGCGTCAACCGCTCCGGTCGGGTGTATTTTGTTGTCAGCCACACCCGCCAGGTATCCAACAGGTCGGGCCAGGGCGCTCGCGGGGAAACCTGTGGCAATACTGACAGCGCTGGCAACGTCACGTACAGCGTTGCGCCGGTTCAACTTGTCGGGGTCGGTGATCGCTTTGTACACGTCCATCGGCACCCCGGCTGCAGCTTCAAGGATACCGACTGCGGGGCTCAAACTCATCTTGTCATCAGCTGGATTGCCATTGAATCGGTTCATACTGGCGGTGGCCAGCTGACCAACAAACGGCACCATGGCAAACGCGCCCTTGATCGTGCCCATTCCAAACACGGCGGCCAGCCAGTCATCAAGGTAGCCATCCTTGTCAGGGTCGTCTGGGCCACCGCGCATCGCCACGGCGATAGCCTCAGCCGCCCATATAGGAATCAGCATTCCCACGGTCACAATGCCAAGGGCCTTGCCCGCGCCCTTGCGAAGTCCTTCCTCCTGGGCGAGTTGCTTCAATGCTGTGGCGTTGGTGTTAGCCATCATGTTGAAATAGCCAATGAACTGCGTGAACACCCGGGCGTAGGCCGGGCCTGTCTCGATACGGCTCACGTCCTCTGGTAGCGTTGAGCCTTGGGTGGTGCGGATCACACTGTCGGCATGGCGTATGGCGTCACGTTCGCTCTGCTTGTCCTGCAGGGCCTCGTTATAGGCAGCCGTCCAAATGATGGGCTCCATGGTGTTGGCCATGGCTGTCTGCATGAAGTAGGCATGTTTCTGCGTCCAGGCTTGTGCGCGCTCGTACAAGTTCGGATCCAGCAAAATCTTGTTCATCGCTTCGTTGATGGCACTGACCTCATTGTCCATGCGGTCGGCCATGAAGGAACTGGCGCCGCTAACGGCCTTCGCCATTTTCTTCGGGCTGGTGATGAACTGCGCGGTGGCAGCCATCATGTTCGTTGGTTTCACCATGAGCGCTGCGGTGCTGAAGCCGGTGATCTGCTGGATGGTGTTGCTGACGTTGGCAAACATTAGGCTCATACCAGCGCGGGAACGCGCAGCACTTAGCACGCGGGAGATACCGCCGTCACCCACAATCGGAGTCTCCACGATCTGGCGTGCGCTGCGGTTCAGCCAGGGGGTGAGCATACCAGCGTAGATCGTCGGATCAATGCGGGACAGGCTGTAACTCACGCCCTTGCGTGACAGCAGCTTATTGACATCACGAACAGCGGGCTCCATGTGGCTAAACAGCAACACCTTATCGATGTGCTGGCCGATGGTGCGCAGGTCCAGCATCAAAGGCCGATTGTATTCAACCCGCGACTTGGTGAATCCTTTGTTCGTGCCAGGGAAAGAGAACGACATATTCTCATTTTCCAGCTCGGCCAGCTTGCGCAAATCAGCGTCGGCCACAATGCGTGGGTCTGCTTGTGCTGGCACGTAGCCGCCTTTGTAGGTTCCGAAGGGTGTCTCGAAGCTGTCAGCGGTAACCTCGGCAAAGTACCGGCCAAATACATCGCGGTGTGTTTTCTGGGCTAGGGGTTTGGTTTCTTCCAGCAAGTCCCACACCCCCTGGGCAAAGTCGTAGTGCGCTTTGTTCAGGATGCCAGTGTCATGTGCACGCTTGATGAAGGCGTCCCACTTGGTGGTGTCGAGCGTGCCGTCCTCATTCTGGGTTGTCCAGTTGCGTCCAAGCAACAGTTTGCGCTTGTTGCTCTCGTTGCCGGTGTGCAAGATGGCATGCAATAGTTCAGCATGGCCGATGCCGTTGTGGCCCTTGCCGAAGGTGTAGCCCAGCTCGGGCGCCTTTATCTCGCCCTTCAGTAGGGCGGGGGCGACGGCGTCAACCAGGGCTTGGTACTTCTTGCGGTACGCCACACGGTCAGCGCGGTAGCGGTCAGCGGCGTCTTTTACCGGCTGAAACACCAGTTTGGTGAACTCGTTGCCCATGCCCTGTGCCCATTGCTCAGTGCGGCGCAGCAAAGAGGCGGCGTGCTGCAGCTTGCGTGCAAACTCTTCGCGGGTAGTCACCGCGCCCGAATCGCCCGGCATAGTGTCTGGCACGCCCAGAACTTGCATGCGGTCTTGCAGTTGGCTCTCAGCGTCGTCCATGTCCATCATGTCACCATCGACTTCCATTTGACGGCTGCGCTTAGCCAGATACCACATGCCCTGAATCTCTTCATGCAGGCCGCGCAGCTGGTCCATCGTCAGCGCGTCCAGGGGCTGAGCCATGTCCAGGGCGCCCTGCACGCTGGGTTGCAGCGCGGCGAACATCGCAGGGTCGTTCTTCTCGACCAGGGCCATGTAATCGTTGGCGGACTTCGCGCCCTTGGGGGCGATACCGTAGGCGCCCAGCACAGCGCGGGCGGCGTTGACCACATCCGGGTCGCGCCCCTTTTCGATGGTCTTCTCGTTGCCGTCCTTGATCACGCGCTTGAAGAACTCCAGCATCTTGCGCATTTCCGCCTGCGCATCAACTGCGGCCTTGGCGGCGGCGTTGTTCAGCATTTGGTCTTGCTTGGCCTTGACCGCCTCCTGGGTCTTGCCAGCGGCGGTGGCCTCTTGCCAGCGCTTGCCAGCGCGGCGCTCTGCGGCGGTGTGTTGCCAGGCTTTTGCCTTCAGGTCTTTGAGTGGCGTCTTGCTGACCACGTTGGCGCCGAACTGCTTGGCGGCCTCGGCCAAGGCGCTGACGGTGATCTTGCTGCCGTTGGCGTTGGTCTGACCGGTGTCAGTGCGTGCGTTCAGCATTTCACCCTGTGACTTCAGCTCGGTGGCCAGGGACCGGGCACGGGCCTCGTTGTGCACCGCCTCGTTGGCGGCGGCCTCGATGGCGCGCTGGTCGATCAGATCGCCGTGGCGCTCAAGCATGCGCTGGTCGGTCATACCTTCGATCATGTCAACCTTGCGCCCAGCGGCGTCTATGTCGCGCAGCATGTCCTCTACCGTGGGGTACTGGAAAGTGTCGGCAACAATGGCCAGCTCGGTGTCATTGAGCTGGGTCTTGTTTTCTCTGCGCGTTTTGTCCAGCATGTCCCGCGCCTGAAACGCGGGCATGGCGTCCACCTCAGCGCGCACCTCGGCCTCAACTTCTTTGCGCAAAGTCTTGGCCTGTGTCTGTAGCTTCTTGATCTCCTTGGCCCGGGCGTTCACCGTCCACTTGAGATCGCGCAAGGACCGGGCTGTCAGCTTTTCAACAGCGGCGTAGTCTGCGTCTTCGTCAGGCAGCAGCCCGGCCACCTCGTTGGCCTGCGCAATTTGTTCTTCGCTGGCCAGCATGCGGTCGAACACCTGGCGCACTTCGGGCGAGAGCTGGATGTTGGGGCCTGTGGGCTGGTCGCCTTGGGCCAGCAGGTTGCCGCTTGTGGCGTTGTCGGGGTCAAACACCATGCGCGCCTCGGCGGACATGTCCAGACCCTTGGCTACGGCAGCCGTCCACTCGGCAGCCTCCCCGGCGTCTTTGCCCTCGTAGCCTGATGCTGCAGCCTGCGCCAAGCTCTCCCCGCCCGAAGTCACCGCCCCGCGCGAAGCGATAAACCCCTTCAGCGACTTGTAGACGTTCAGCAGCCAGGCACGGAACTTGCGGAACAGCGGTTGCAGCTCAACGCTGGGGGCTTTGCCCTCCATCAGGTATTGCTCCATGCTCTCGGCAAAGCGCTCATGGTAGGGGCGCTTTTGTTCGAGGGTCATGGCGTTCCACGTCGCAACCGGTCCGCTTTCCTGTGCGGCCAGTTTGCGGAAGACTTTGCGCGCAACAGCTTCCCCACTGGCGGAGAACCCGCCCGACGGTGCCAGGGGGTTGCGTGTGCGGTAGAAGGTTGAGAGGGCTTCTCCGATGCCTTTGCCCCGGAATTCGTCTGCAACGAATAGCCCTGTGGTGCCAGCTTCGGGCGCCATGTAGCCGACAACTTTGCCACCAACGATTGCCAGTACGGCGCCCCCTTCGCCGGGGGCTAGAGTCACATCGCCGACGGGCTCATAAGCAGGGCCTGTTGGTGCTAGCTCGGCAAAGGTTGTCGCGGGCATCGCTTCCGTGAACTCGCGTGTCTTGCCGTCTGGGTTTATGTGGGCGATGTACTCGTCCTCGGTCAACCCTTGGTAGGTGTTGCCGCCCCTGATGCCAAACCACTTCAGCAGCACGTTCATATCGCTTGTGATGTCAGCGGGCGCGTTGGGCTGGCTGGCCAGGTCGTCCATCACTTCCAGAAAGAAGTGGCCGGTTTCGTGCAGGAACGTGGAGAGGTCGGCGGTGTCGTTCAGCGCCAGCTCTAGATTGGCCGGGTTGAATGTGCCGCGCGCACCGCCTTGCTTCAGGATGCTCGGGTCGTTCGGGTTGAACTCGCCGTTGTTGCTGGTAGCGGATTTGATCTGGTTCGATGTGAAAGCCACCACCACGTCGGACAACGGATCTTTGCCCCCCTTCAGGCTGGCGTAGCTGTCGCGCACGTTGCGGATAATTACTCCGTCGTGACCTTCTTTTTTGGCGCGCTTGATAAAGTCGTCTTTGCTGAGGTTTTTCTGCGCCTCGCGCCAGTGCGCTCCCTGCGCATCAAACCCGAGCGGGTTTGTAATCGACACGTAAGTTGGGATAACACCTGCCTCGGCGTTCTGGTAGTCGAACGCTCGACTGTCGTCCGCGTAGGAGTTGGCCACCGCTTTGGACGAGGTAAAAAAGAAAGCGCGCCCCTGTGCCGCGTCGCGCTTTGACTCCGGGGTGTTGCCGTACTTTAACATCCGGTCTTTGAGCGTGGCGAAAATACCGTCTTCGTTCGCGAACCGTGCGTCGGGGCTACCGTGATAAACAACCAGCGGCTTGCCCTTGGCGTCCACCACCTTGCTGTCGCCAAACCAGGTCTTGAACGCGGGCGTGTCGGTCTGGGCGGTGGGGGATTGGGCGAGGGTTTGACCGGTGATGTTGCTGCTGATGTCCTTGGGGTCAAACACCATCAGGGTCTTGCCTGGGCCTGCGGTTGGGCTTTCTTCAACAAGCCCCTTGAACCCCGCTTTCTGTAGTACCGCGTTGGCCCCGGCTTGGTCTGTGAACTGAGTAAACAGCACTTGGCGCAGGTCTCGGTTTTTCATGTCCGGCCAGGTGTAATCTTTGAGCTTTTTACCTAACGCCTTCTCCACTTTCTTGAACGTTTTTGCATCAAGCGTTGCGGACATATCAAACAGGGTTCCGTTGGCCACGCGCACGGGCATGACGTTCGGACCAGCGTTGCCCTCGGGGGCTATGCGGTTGCCCGCCGTGCCGGTGGCGTATCCGCTGGCGGTGTCGGGGTTGTCGGTCAGGTAGTAGCCCGGCCCCCACATGTTGCCGCCTTCGGTGCGGTTGAACTTGTCCACATTCGAGGTCGTGCCGTGATACCAGGCCCTGGGTGCACGTTGCTCCAGTTCTCCCTGCCCCTGCCCAACAATCCTGAGCGGGTACTGCGCAGCCATCGCCTCGGGCGTCATACCCATGCGCCCGGCCATCGTGGTGTAGAACGCCGCAGTCCAGGTGGCATAGCCTTCGTTGACTTCTTTGCGGAACCGGCCAATACCGTTGAGTTGGTCAAGCACGCTCTGACGCACGGCGTCGCTGGACGCCTGCGTAGCTGCCTGGTCCTGGGCCTGCTGGATGACGCGCGCTGATTCTTGGGCGAGGTATTCCTGCGCCTTGGCGCCTGCGTCCTTGGCTTCTTTCTGGCTCATGGCGCGCGGATCACCGATGCGGGCATTCTCAACAAGCATTTGTTCAAGCTCGGTGCCAGGTGCCACGGTGAGCACGTCGGCCACCGGGATAGCCACGGAGTCATTGGCCCACAAGGCATCAGGCAGCGCAGCCCT